AATAGAAATCAGAGTATATAACTAATATATGAAAAAAGTAATAGAAAAGAAAACTCCAATGAGCGGTAAAAAAACAATGCGTGCTGCTAATTCTATTATGGGGAAAGAAAAACCAATGATTAAAACTAAAAATAAATAATTATGAAAAAAATAGTAGAAAAAAAGACCGGTGAAAAGTATGCTTCTAAAACAGCAATGAAAAAGCACGAAAAAGTGGAATCAAAAGCCGAGCAAAAAAAAGAATACGGGAAAGTTAAAAGAACTCCTCCAACTAAAATGAAAAAATGTTAATATAATTGACAAAAGCAACTATGATAAAAGGTAATAAATCAATAGGAATAGGAGATGATATTGCCAAAGTAACTAAGTTTATTAAGGCTGATGTTGCCGCAGAAAAAGTGTCAAGAATACTTGGTTATAAAAGTTGCGGGTGTACGGAAAGACAGAAAGCGCTTAATAAACCAGAATTATTAGTTAATAAGGTTTTTTATAACAATAACGAAAATAAAAGTAGCAATGGCATTTAAAATGAAAGGCCCTCCGTACGCTTTGAATAATACTCCAATCTACAGTACAGATATGGAAGATGACGTTCTCGGTATGGCACAATCAAATGGCACAATACTTATTAATCAGAATGCGTCACCATTAGAGTTAAGAAAAAATAAAACAATAGAACACGAAATGGTTCATATTGATCAAATGAAACGTGGTGACTTAGGTTATGATGACACACACGTAACCTGGAAAGGTAAGAAATATTCAAGAGCTGCTATGGACGAGGGGGCTAAGAATTTACCCTGGGAAAAAGAAGCATATAAAAAACAAAACTCTAGTAAGTTAAAAAAGAGATAATATATGTAATAATAATAATATATAACTTTAATCAAATATATTATGAAAAAATTATTTTTATTATCGGGGGTTTTTTTTATGTTCTCTTTTGCTAATGCTCAAAAAATGAGTAATGATTTTTTAGAGGGACAATGGACATCTAACGGGGAAGGTACTGAAATATGGTTTAATGTTTCAGACAGTAATGAATTAACAATAATAGAAGTTTCATCTTATACAGGTGATCCTTTAACTGTTTTAGAGCACAAGATAGTAGGTAATACGTTTTATTTAAAGACTGTATTTGAACAACTAAAATTTGAATCAACGTCAAAATTTACTATTATAAATAAAGATACTATGGCTTTGGATGTTACAAGTGACTACCCAGGCGTGTTGATATATAAAAGAGTAAATAATAAAAATTAAACAAACAAAAAAAATGGCAACAAAAAAAATGGCTGTAAAAAAAATAGCGGCAAAAAAAATGGTAGCAAAAAAGCTTGCTGTATCAGCTAAAAAAGCTTCCCCTGTAAAGCAAACGTTGCCAGCAGGTGCGGAAATAACCGGGAAATACAATGAGAGAGTAAAAAGAGGCCAAGGCCAATTAGCAAATGAGGGGTCAAACTTTGGAAGCGAATCCGGTGTTTCAATTGGTGGCGATTTACAAGCAACAGCTAAGCCGTTTACTCGCAGGTATGCCACCACACCAGACAACTATACAGAGGTTTATGGAATGGGCGCTGATGGTAAAGAACAACGTATATTTAGAGGTAAGGTTGGCATGAAGGCTACTGACGATTTTGTAAAAGAAAGTGAGAGCAAAGTAAAGGATGTAAATTTTAGAAGAAATAAAAATGCAAATACTTACAATGCAATGCAAGGACCTGTATCAAACTTATCTAATCCAGAAGTATTAGAAAGTGCCAAACGTCTTGGCAATGTTAAGGTAAATCCAAGAACTAGTCAATCTCCTAATAGAATGATGGTAAAAAAGAAAGTTTCCCCTGCTAAACAAACAAAGCCAACAAGTAAAAAACCCGTGGCTAAAGAAAATACAAAAACAGGTGAATATAAAAAAGCTGCTCCTGTTAAAATGAAAAAATGCTAAATGAAAAATCTATCAACAACAGGTTATAAAAGAAATAGTCCTGACAAAGATAGACCTTATAATGTAATACCTAGTGGGGAGATCACAATGAAAAACGTTGATTTCCCTGTCTACGGTATAGACAACAAAGGCAATTCTAAAGTTATGCAGCCTGGTAAAGATTATAATTTTCCAGGAGATGTTGTATTAGAGGTGCCATTAAGAAAGAATAAAAAAGGAATATATAATAGAATGTTTAAAAAATAATCAAATTAAATAAAAATGGAAAACAAGATTACAAAGGAACAATTAGACAAAATTACAGATCAGCAAAAAGCATTAAATATGATGCTATCTAATATTGGAGTATTAGAATCTCAAAAACACGCGTTATTACATCAGATTGCTGAAGTTAATAAAGAGATTGAGGAGACTAAAGCTGAGCTTGAAAACGAGTATGGTGCTATAAATATTAATCTTGAGGACGGTTCATATACCGAAATTGAGAAAAAAGATGAATAATTGTGGACCAAATTATAAGAAAAATAAGTATTGGTGCAGATTATAAAGACAATGCAATGCATTATTCAGTAGGGCAAGTAGTATATGGGGGTCATGAGATTTCCCATATATTATTTGAGCCAGCTGATAGTTCTTATAGTATACACATAAAGAAAAATGACGAGGTAATGCCATGGAAAAAGTTTAACATTAATATGGCGGTTGCAATTGAATATGATTTAGAGTACTAATGAGGAGTGTATTTAGTTATTTAGTAAGACCAATAGGTGACCGATATGATAATAAGGTAGCTGTTGGGGATAAGGAACTAATTATCAATACATCGATTGAAAGCTTTAAATCCGTAAACAATCTAGCAGAAGTCGTGGCTGTTCCATTAGCAATAGAAAATACCGACATAAAAGTAGGTGATCTAGTAATTATACATCATAATGTATTTAGAAGATTTTATGATATTAGAGGAAAGCAAAAGAATAGCCGTGCATATCTTATGGAGAAGCTATACTTTTGTGAATTGGATCAAATATATTTATATAAGCAAGGTGGCAAATGGAATACTGTGGGCGACCGGTGCTTTGTAAAACCATTAAAGAATATAGATCATTTTAAGCTAGATAAAGAACAAAGGCTTATTGGAATACTAAAATATGACAATAGCTCTTTAAATGAGCTTAAAATCAATCGTGGAGACTTAGTTGGATATAAGCCTTATGGCGAATATGACTTTAACGTTGACGGCGAAAGATTATATTGTATGAAATCAAATGATATTGTAATTAAATATGAATACAAAGGAAACGAAGCAGAGTATAATCCAAGCTGGGAGAAAAGCAGTTGAGGAATTAATTAAGGTTGCAGAGGAAGCTATTATCGGCAGTGATGATGATTTAAGTGCCGATAGATTAAAGAACGCAGCAGCTACAAAAAAACTAGCAATATTTGACGCTTTTGAAATTCTAAACAGAATAGACGAAGAAGAAAAAATGCTTGAAGATAATGGCGTAGAAGATACACCGGCAAAACAATTTAAAGGGTTTGCAGAAGGGAGATCTAAATAATGTATAATCAAGAACTATATTCCGTACTAAACGGCTATATAAAACCTATGGTTATTAAAAAAAACAATAGGTTGAAAAAATGGCATTATGGTTACAACAAAGAATACGACGTTGTAGTTATAAGTAAGACAGGTATGATAGATGAGATCTATGAAGTGCAGGGTTTAAGAATAGCTTTGCCATTAATAGAAAACGCTTACCAAAGATCAAAGATTAAAGAAGAGCAATATTGGAAACAATTTGATATTCCAAAAGAAATAATAAAAATAAAAAGTGTATTTGAATGGAACAAAAATTCAGATGTATTTAAAGATAAGTGGTATAACTATATAGATAGTGAGTTTAAATACCGAGAAGAAGGATTCTCATTCTATAACAATGGTAAACCAACATATATAACGGGTACGCATTATATGTATCTACAATGGAGCAAGATAGATATTGGCGCTCCTGATTTTAGAGAATCAAACAGGCTATTCTTTATATTTTGGGAAGCTTGCAAAGCGGATTCAAGAAGTTACGGCATGTGTTATTTGAAGAACAGACGTTCTGGATTTTCATTTATGTCATCCGCTGAAACTGTAAATCAAGCCACTATAACAAGTGATGCTAGATTTGGTATACTATCAAAATCGGGGGCTGATGCCAAAAAAATGTTTACAGACAAAGTAGTACCCATATCTGTTAACTATCCTTTTTTCTTCAAACCCATACAAGACGGTATGGATAGACCTAAAACAGAATTATCATATAGGGTTCCAGCCTCTAAGTTTACAAGAAAGAAATTAGATTCTAATGAAAAGCTAGCTGAACTTGAAGGTCTTGATACAACAATTGACTGGAAGAATACAGGTGATAACTCTTATGATGGGGAAAAGTTAAGATTACTAGTTCATGATGAGAGTGGTAAATGGGAACGTCCAGACAATATATTAAATAACTGGAGGGTTACTAAAACGACATTAAGACTTGGTAGCAAGGTTATAGGTAAGTGTATGATGGGTTCAACATCAAACGCTCTTGATAAAGGAGGAGAAAATTTTAAAAGACTCTACTATGATTCAGATGTTAAGAAAAGAAACCGCAATGGACAGACTAGTTCAGGATTATATAGTTTGTTCATACCTATGGAATGGTCGTACGAGGGATTCATTGATACTTATGGCATACCTGTCTTCGACACTCCAGAAAAACCGGTAAAAGGTGTTGATGGTAATCTTATAGATTATGGGGTACTAGAACACTGGCAGAATGAAGTTGATGGTTTAAAGAATGATCCAGACGGATTAAACGAATACTATCGACAGTTTCCTAAGACGGAGCAGCATGCATTTAGAGACGAAACAAAACAGTCGTTGTTTAATCTTACAAAGATATACGAACAGATAGATTATAACGAAGACTTAAGAAATACAAATATACTAACAAAGGGTAGTTTTCAATGGGAAAACGGTATACTCGATTCTAGGGTTATATTCCATCCTAATAAAGATGGTAGGTTCTTAGTTTCATGGATACCACCTAAACATTTGCAAAACCACGTAATAGTAAAGGATGGGCTTAAATACCCAGGCAACGAGCAGTGTGGTGCATTTGGTTGTGATAGTTATGATATATCAGGAACAGTAGACGTAAGAGCATCTAATGGGTCCTTATCAGGATTAACTAAGTTTTCAATGGAAGACGTACCACCTAACAGGTTTTTCCTAGAGTATATAGCTAGGCCACAAACATCTGAAATATTCTTTGAAGAGGTTCTTATGGCGATGGTATTTTACGGAATGCCTATATTAGCAGAGAATAATAAACCAAGATTATTATATCATATAAAAAGAAGGGGATACAGAGGTTACTCTATTAACAGACCAGATAAGGTTTATAATAAGTTATCACCATTCGAACGTGAGGTTGGTGGAATACCTAACTCATCACAAGATATAATGCAAGCCCATGCGGCTGCAATTGAAACATACATAGAAAGTTACGTGGGATTAAAAGAACACGGGTATGGTGATATGTATTTTCAAAGAACCTTAGAGGATTGGGCTAGATTTAATATAAACAATAGAACCAAGCATGATGCCTCTATAAGTTCAGGATTAGCTATAATGGCATGTAACAGGCATTTATACTATCCATCAAATCCATTACAAAAACAAGTAGTGCCATTAAACTTTAAAAGATTTAATAACACAGGTCATAGCTCGCAAATAATAAGATAAATGATTTATACAAATAATAATAGCACATTCCCTAGTCAAGTAGTACCTACTTCTGTAAAGAACAGTTTAGAGTACGGAACATCTGTTGCTAAAGCAATTGAGAACGAATGGTTTAGGGGTAATCGTAATGGAGGTGTTGGTGGTGATAGATGGAGTGCTAATTGGAATCAATTTCACTTACTAAGGCTATATGCCAGAGGAGAACAACCTGTTCAGAAATACAAAGATGAATTATCCGTTAATGGTGATTTGTCTTATTTAAATTTAGATTGGAAACCAATACCTGTACTGCCAAAGTTTGTTGATATTGTTGTGAACGGAATATCAAGTAAAAACTACGAAATAAAGGCATTTGCCCAAGATCCTGTTTCTATAAAGAAAAAAACAGATTATGCCTCAAACATAGTAAGGGATATGATGGCAAAAGATTTGTTAAGTAATATTAAGAATAAATTGGGGGTGGACTTATTTAACACAGCGGATCCTTCTAATTTACCTGAAGACATGGAAGAATTAGAACTTAGATTACAACTAAGCTATAAAGAAGCCATAGAAACAGCAGAAGAAGAGGTTATAAATAATACTCTAGCCAGGAATAAATACGAGTTACTAAATAGAAAAATAAATTACGATTTAGCTGTATTAGGTATAGGGGCAGCTAAAACAAGTTGGAATAAATCAGGTGGTATTAAATTAGAGTACGTTGACCCTGCTAACTTGGTATATTCATATACAGAAGACCCTAACTTTGAAGATATATATTATGTTGGAGAAGTTAAAACTGTTAGTTTTGAAGAACTTAGAAAGCAATTTCCAAGTTTAACAGAGGAAGACCTTTTAGAGATTGAAAAATTTCCAGGGGATAGTAATTACAGGAATACCTATTACGCACAAAGTTATGACTCAAGCAATGTACAGGTATTATATTTTGAATATAAAACCTTCATGGATCAAGTGTTTAAAATTAAACAAACTGATTCGGGCTTAGAGAAGGCTATAGAAAAAGATGATGGATTTAATCCACCTGAGAATGACACATTCAAAAGAGTCTCTAGATCAATAGAGGTATTATATTCTGGTGTAAAATTATTAGGCAAGAACAAAATGTTAAAGTGGGAGATGAGTGAGTCTATGACACGCCCATTTGCAGATACCACAAAGGTTGAAATGAACTATGCTATATGTGCTCCTAGAATGTACAGAGGCAGAATAGAATCACTTGTAAGCAGAACTATAGGTTTTGCTGATATGATCCAGTTAACACATTTAAAATTACAACAAGTATTATCTAAGATTGTACCTGATGGAGTATTTGTAGATGTTGATAGCTTAGCAGAGGTAGATCTTGGTAATGGCACTAACTATAATGCTGCGGAAGCGCTTAGTATGTATTTCCAAACAGGTAGTATAGTTGGTAGATCAATGAACCAAGATGGAGGCCAGAATGGAGCTAGAATGCCAATACAGGAGCTACAATCGTCTAATGGTAATGCTAAGATACAATCTCTTATAGGTACATATCAATATTATTTACAAATGATACGTGATGTTACCGGGTTAAATGAAGCAAGAGATGGCAGTACTCCAGACCCTAATGCTTTAGTTGGGTTACAAAAACTAGCAGCAGCAAATTCTAATACAGCCACAAGGCACATTGTACAATCAAGTTTATATTTGACATTAAGATTGTGTGAAAATATATCGTTAAGAATAGCGGAATCTTTAAATTACCCACTAACAGCAAATTCTTTAATGCAAAGTATATCTACATTTAATGTACAAACACTAAAAGAGGTAGCTAATTTAAATCTGCATGACTTTGGTATCTATTTAGAACTAGAGCCAGATGAAGAAGAAAAAGCGCAGTTAGAACAAAACATACAAGTAGCATTGCAATCAGGTGGTATAGACCTAGAGGACGCAATCGATCTTAGACAAATAAAGAATTTAAAACTAGCTAATCAATCTCTTAAATATAAGAGAAAGAAAAAGATAGAAAGGGAGCAACAACAGCAACAACAAAATATTCAAGCACAAGCGCAAGCAAATGGAGAGTTAGCTGAGAGATCAGCAATGGCTGAGGTACAAAAATAAGAAGCGTTAGCCCAAACACAAATACAAATAGAACAAGCTAAATCACAATTTGAGATTCAACGAATGCAATCAGAGATGGAGCTTAAAAGAATGTTAATGGCGGAAGAGTTTAATTATAGTGTTCAACTTGCTCAAATGAATTTATCACAACAGCAAAACAAAATAAAAGAAATTGAGGACCGAAAAGATAAAAGAATAAAAATGCAAGGCACTCAGCAAAGCGAATTAATAGATCAAAGACAAAACCAATCAATGCCAAAAGATTTTGAATCATCCGGTAGTGATGTAATGAATGGGTTAGGGTTTGATTTATTTGGGGAATAGATTACATTAACAATTTTATAATATTATATCATGTCAGAAATTAAACAAGAAGGGGAGTTCAAAATTAAAACCCCAAGGAAGTTAGGTAAGACTAACGAGGTAACAAAAGTAAATTTAAAAGCTAAAAAGGAACAAGATGCCATTCAAGAGCAAAGCACAAATGAAAGCGTGTTGGGCAATCAGCAGCCCGAAGTGGGATTGCAAGAAGTGGTCCAAGGAAACAAAGTCGTTGAAGTCGTTACCGAAAACAAAGAAAAAGAAATAATTGAAATGATTGCAGCACCGCCAGAAGTTGAAACGGCTGCTGAATTAAATGAGATTGTCGCGGAAGCAAAAACATCGGGGGAACCTTTACCGGAAAACATAGAGAAGCTTATTGCTTTTATGAAGGACACCGGGGGTACAATAGATGATTATTCAAGGCTTAATGTAGATTACGAAAATATAAAAAGTGAAACACTAATAAAAGAATATTATAGAAAGTCAAGACCACATTTAGATGACGATGAGATACAATTTCTCATGGAAGAAAAATTTAGTTACGACGAAGAAGAAGATGATGATCGAGACATCAAGAAAAAAAGACTCGAATTTAAAGAGGAGGTTGCGAAAGCAAAAAGATTCTTGGAGGATGTTAAATCAAAGTATTATGATGAGATCAAGTTGAGACCATCAGTTAACAGAGAACAACAAGAAGTTAATGACTTTTTCAATCGCTACAAACAGAACGAAAAGCGTTCAGAGCAATTGCATGGTAAATTCAAAGAAGATACCAAAAGTTTATTCACTAATGATTTCAAAGGTTTTGATTTTAATTTAGGGGAAAAAACATTAAGGTATAATATACCAAATACCAGTGCAGTTATTGATAAACAATCAGATATTTCCAACCTAGTTAAGAAGTTCTTAAACGATGAGGGTGAAGTTATAGATGTTAAAGGGTATCATAAAGCTATGTACGTTGCCGATAATTCTGAGACAATTATGAAACAAATTTACGAACAAGGCAAGGCGGATGCAGTTAAGGAAATAATGGCTAAGTCTAACAACGTTAGCACAGAGCCAAGAACTAGTGCACCTGAAAGTCTATTTGTAAATGGCATAAAAATCAAGGCAATTAACGGCATGGATTCTAACAAATTAAGAATTAAAAAAATAACTTAAACTAAAAAATTATGTCAACATTTACACCAAACCCGTTTTTCGGGTCTATCGTGCCTTCTCAGAAGCCACAAACACTAGTGGGCAATTATTTAAATTTCACGGATTCAGCAAATCCTGATTTTTCAACTTTTGCACAACAATATTTACCAGAAATCTACGAACAAGAAGTAGAGCGTTATGGAAACAGAACATTATCTGGATTTTTAAGAATGGTAGGCGCAGAAATGCCTATGACTTCAGATCAAGTTATTTGGTCAGAACAAAACCGTTTGCACATTGCTTATACGGGCGTTACTCTATCAAAAGCAACAGGGCTTTTGACAA